TCAGTCCTTCGAAAGCACTCTCTGTGAACTTGCTCTTACCTCCAACCAATCCCCAAAGACCTTGTGTCTTCTTGTCAGTCCTCTGTAGGAATAGGAATCGTTTTGTAGATGTCGAATAGAACAATGCTCCAGAACAGACTATGTTTTCACTCATACTGTATTATAACAGATTAATTGTGTTTTATCAAGGGGTGGTGGCATCTGTGCTGGCATCATATCCAGTCGCTCCACCGTCTAGCACTATGCTCCAATTACCAGCGGTGTACACACCCTCGTACGATTTGACCCATTCCGTGCCATTGAACCTGTACTGTATTCCGGTGTTTAGGTTAGTCACGTAGTGCTGTGTTGAGTCAGGATTTGACGCATCAAAGGCCACGTTCCATTTGCCTGTTGAACTGTTGTACTCTATTATGTCTCCCACGCTAGCCACTAGTGTACCCCATGTGTCGCTCTGGTATGTTGCAGTACTGTCTCCCACATCATTGATGACCAGATACCTATCACCGTTCGCGGGTGTGCCTGGATTGAATGTGGCAGGGTTTATGATCTTCTTCACTGCAGTCAGTGAGTTAGTTGGGATGGTGTCAGAATCGATGCTGTACAACAAAATGGTGTCATCCAATGTGGTTGTTGCTATTGTACCTATGATTTCATTTCCGTTTGGCTGTTTCAATCTGATCTGTGATGTTCCATTTGTGACCTTGCCGTACTGGTCCAATAACACCTTCCAGTTGACCGCTGGACCAAATGTCTCGAAGGGGTCATAATTGCTTGGTGCGTTGGCTCCTGTGTGGAATCCATCTCCACCTGAACTGACATTTACCCCTGTGGTTCCCAACAGTCTTAATTGATTACCTGTGACTAGCAATCCAAAGTTGTTTGGTGTCACGTAACTTCTTGACATCAATTCACCATCGATCAATCCTTTGGCTATTCCGCCATCGTCGTCGTAGATGCTCATTATTATCTTCTGTATAACTCCCAGTTTCTTGACCTTAACAGGTGGTGACAACCATATCGGCATGCTGAATGTCAGCGTGGCCACATCTATTTCACTATCCGCTCCAACAGGTATGGTCCTCGAACTGAAGGTTACTCCTGTCAGCTCAATGTAGCTCAAACTAGTCCAATCTATGTAGTTGTCCGACTTCTGTATCTCGAAATCTGGGTTGAACAAATACAGTATCTGTTCCATTATTTGTAGTTTTTGATCTGTGTTTGAACTCCATATGTCCGCCGTGACTTCTAACCTGAACGGGGAAGGCATCACTTTCTCTATGGTGTATCCAGCACCCAATTGGTTGGTGTATTCACCTGTGCTCTCATTGTAATCACGTTCTTTGAGATGCTGTTTCTCTATGTGGTAGGGATTCTGCATCCTTTCTCTGTCGTAGTTCAGTTCTCTGACATAGCAGGCTATCTTTGGTGCGTAGGCCAATGCGTTCTCGGAGTTGTTACGTATGATGTTTGCCACCTGTCTGGTAGGATCACCGTAAACAACAGGCACTGCTCTCAACTGTACTGTGCCGTCCGCTCCTTTGCCTGTTTCAACAGAGAAGTTGCTCAATACCCTAATGAATTGAGTGAGGAATTTCCTAACCTGTCCTTCGTAAAAGTGTAGCATTCTTAATTGTCAGCCTTTGGTTTCAATGCGTCTGTGAGTGCCTGTCTTTGTTCAACAGTCAATCCATTAATAGTTGAACTGGTTGAGTTGTTCACAAAACTTGTCTTGTAGTTGGCACGTGAATCATTGTTTGTTGTAGTTATTCTAACCGAATCCTCTATTTTGACCCATCTGGTTCCATCAAAACGGAACAATCTGTTTGGTAGGTAATCCGTCCTTAGGAAATAATCTCCCTTGTCAACATTTGATGTTGGGAAAGATATTCCAAATCCTGCTGGATTACCGTTTGGTGCCACTCCGTCACCGTCCAGGTAGAAACCATAGTGTGAAGCGGCCGGTGTGTCTATGACAGCGTTCACTGATTTGTCCGAACTTACCCTGTCTGTGTCGTTCACGTTGTCGGTCCTGATGTTACCCCTCTCGTCGATGGGAGCCACGTAATACTGTTTGTAATTGAATCCTGACTTGGGAGCATCGGCCTCCGCCTGCGCCACGATTTGATCGTTGATGGTTTTCTCCCTGTTGTAGGTGCTCATGTAACTGGCCACAGATCCTGCCGTTGTGGCGTCTCCGATTATGTCCTTGAATTCCTGTGAATCCACCAGTGTCTTCATTTTCAATCTTAATAGGTGTGGCCACCATGTCTGTGAGAATCCTTCCGCGGCCCTGTTAACATCCTCTACCACGTAGTATCTTTTCAGTGCTATTGGTATGCTTTCATCTAAACTGTAATCTTCTTTCATGTGTGGAAATTCTATGACATCTCCTGCCATAGGTTTCCTGCCGATTCTTTCCACGATGTCATTCAAATGCACTGTGAGAAACAGTGTGTCATTCTGTAAGAACATACCAAACTGTGAGAGATTGAAATCAGCGTCCTGTACGTTATAGATACCCCTGACAACATACACGTCATCTGCATATTTCCTGTCTCGGTTCTCTAGGAACAGTAGATCTTGTATGGTCCTCTCGTTAAGGCTATCGCCCGAGTAGTTGGGCTGGGTGGGACTTGCGGCACCGTCCTTATTCGTGTCACCTTGATTGTATGGACCCAGATACTTGTGGAAGTGTAGATCGGTTCCTCCCACCGTAAACATCTCTTTTATGTTGCGGTCAAAGAACTTGTAATCGTTTCCCTTTTCGGGCTTGAAAATCGACAATCTAGGCATATCATACATATTTATTGTATAGTCGAAAGCAATAAATATGAGTATGTCAGAACTTCAAACAGGCCAACAGCAGATATTTGATTATGTGAAGAACAACCTCGGTGAGGGCATGATCGATGTGGAATTGGACCCAAAACACTATCAAACGGCACTGGAAAGGGCCACCAACAGATATAGGCAGAGATCATCAAACGCTGTGGAAGAATCATACGCATTCCTAGAACTCAAGAAGAATCAAAATTCCTACATACTTCCAGATGAAGTGATCAACGTTAGGAATCTCAACAGGAGAACAGTGGGATCAAGGACAGAAGGTGGCGAAGGTGGAACCTTGTTTGAACCGTTCAACCTGGCCTACACCAACACCTATCTTTTGAGGGCAGGTGCCACGGGCGGATTAGCAACCTACTACGCTTTCGCAAGTTATCAAGAACTAGTGGGCAAAATGTTTGGAAGTTTTATACAGTTCCACTTTGACGTGGCCACGAAGAAACTGACCATCACGCAGAGACCAAGGGCCGACAACGAGACAGTATTGATGCACACCGACAACTACAGACCGGACATCACACTGTTTAAGGACATCTACGCCAAGCCGTGGATCAGGGACTACACCTTGGCCGTGTGTAAAGTCATGCTGGGCGAAGCAAGAGGCAAGTTCAACACCATAGCAGGTCCACAAGGTGGAACCACACTGAACGGTGACGCACTCAAGAACGAAGGCAATGCAGAGATGGAAAGACTTGACCAAGAGATAGGAAACTTCCAAGAAGGTGGTACACCACACAGTTTTGTTATTGGTTAATTCCGACCAAATCACATCTAAATAACACTGATGGAAAAAACCAATTACAAGAATTACTCTGACCTCACACTAGATGAATTAGAAACATTGGTCCAGGATCTCGAGAACATGAGCATTGTCGCTCTTAAACAGCGCAAGAAGGGATTGAGAATTTCCATATTAAAATCTGTCAAAGAAGCAATCAAAGAGATTGAAAAACGTCTTAAAAGATAGTATAATAAGACTATGCTGATAGGAGTAGTAGGATTAATAGGATCTGGTAAAGACACTGTCTCGAAAAGACTGGAAGAGAAGCACGGATTCCGTAGAGATTCATTTGCAAAAAGTCTCAAGGATGCTGTCAGTGCCATGTTTAACTGGGATCGAGAGATGCTGGAAGGCAACGGCGACGAGAGCAGGCAGTGGAGAGAACAACCAGACGAATTCTGGAGCAAACGGTTTGGCAAACCTGTGACACCACGTTGGGTGCTACAGCACTTTGGTACAGAAGTGATGCGTCAGAACATGCATGATGCCATATGGATTGACAGTTGTCTATCCAGATACAACGGCCGGCCAACGGTGATCTCAGACACAAGATTCCAAAACGAACTGAAAACCATAAAAGAGTACGGTGGCGAGATAATACTAGTGAAGCGTGGTGAACTGCCCACACGAGAGGCAATGCAGGCCAGGGGTGCCCATAAGTCAGAATGGGACTGGATGGGCTGGGATTTTGATCATGTCATAGAGAATGACGGCACTAAAGAAGATTTATTTGCTAAAGTTGACGAACTATTCGTCGGCAACAAGATCGCCCATACGCCATCCCAGCCTATGCACAGTGTCTAATCGCTGGCAGTTCGCACACACTGTCTTTAAATTGTTTGTTGAAGTATTACGCATATTGCCGTCCACAAACAACACATCCAATTGTGATACCTGCTGTGCTTTGAACCCACAAAGTTCACACTTCTTGTGTTTCCTGTATCCCGATCGTTGTAGCGGAGTCACACCCCCAACCCGTTTTCCTGCCTTTTTCCTGTTGCAGGTATCACATAAACTACGCCAATAGATCCTGCCATATCGCTGATAGGCATAAGCTCTGGGTTTACTCTTACACTGCCGACATATGGGTCTGTCCTTGTACCGCATAAGCATATTTACGTCGCCTATATAGGTACCTGGAAAATGGTAAATTTTGTCGTAAAAACCGTATGATTGAATAAATAACTCTGTATACGTTAAACTTGCAAGGAGAAAACGAAAAATGGCTTTAACATCACCAGGAGTAGAGGTTTCAGTAATAAACGAGAGTTTTTACGTACCGTCAGATGCGGGTACTACACCTCTTTTCATAGTAGCATCATCACAGGACAAGAAGAATGGAGCGGGAGATGGCACAGCGTCAGGCACAACAACTGCGAACGCCAACACTGCTTACCTTATCTCATCACAAAGAGAATTGACAGAGACTTTTGGAGATCCAAAATTCTACACAGACACAGCAGGAAATTCATTACACGGTTATGAATTGAATGAGTGGGGTCTACAAGCGGCATACTCATTCTTGGGTATAGCCAACAGAGCATACGTTTTAAGAGCCAACGTTGACACTTCACAATTGATTGGAAGTGCTTCGGCTCCAACCGCAACACCAACAGATGGCACATACTGGTTTGACCTTGCATCTACCAGTTACGGTATCTTTCAGTGGAGCAAAACTGATCAGAAATTCACAACAATCACACCAACGTTGATCACAGCAGTTACTGACCTGGTAGGTAACGTGTCAACTGGTGCACCAAAAACTTCAGTGGGATCACAGGGAGAGTATGCGATCAACACAACACATGTTTCAAACAAGATCTACAAGAAAACTTCAAGCAACACTTGGGTACAATTGGGATCAAGCGCATGGCACTTGAGCTTACCTGTCATCACAGTTGCCTCAGGAACAACAGTAACTAGTGGACACTCAATGAGTGTAAACGGTGTGAGTGTTTCTCCAAGCGGCACAGCACTTTCGGATGTGGCAACAGCATTCACCAATGCCAATGTACCTGGAGTATCAGCAAGTGTTAATGCAACAACAGGTAACTTAGAAATCTTCCATAACGGTTTAGGTTTTGGTGATTCAACTCAAGGTTACAACACAATTAGATTTGAAGCCGGCACAGGTACTTTATTATCTGACTTAGGAATCACAGCCAAAGTTTATAACGGTGTGAAATTCCTGCAGGCCAAACACACTAACAGACCAACATGGAAGACAGCGGACGAAGACAGACCCAACGGTTCGGTATGGTTCAAGACAACCAACGCCAATGCGGGTGCCAACATCGTTGCCAAACTTTACAGCTCATCGAGTGCTAGTTTTGGAACAGTTTCTGCTCCATTGTATGCCACAAACCACTCAGCGATCTACAACCTGGATCCATCAAACGGTGGAACAGGATTGACTGTGGGCACACTTTACACGCAGTTCAACATCACTGAACAATCAGTGGATGGACAGTCAGACACTACACCAAACGTGGGTGACTTCCAGTTATTCAGATACGAAGGTGGACAGACTATAATAAGTTCTAAGACCACACATCCAACGTTCACGCACAACGAGACATTCACAGTTAGAGAATCCGTGAAGAATCAAGAAGCGTTGGCGGCGGCCAAGACAGTTACAATCCAATCAAGTGATGGATCAACACTGGCTGACAAGGAAGACTTCGTGACAGCATTCACAGCCGCTGGTTTCACAAACCTAGAAGCATCTATAATCACAGCAGGTGAGTATACGGGTGCTATACAGATCAAACACAAACTGGGTGGTGACTTCAGGATGAACAACACATCAGGAACTCCACTAGATGACGCAGGTTTCGGTACCAGTGACGCGCACAGTTACGGTGGATACACCGCGAACAGCACAACACTAGTTGACAACTTATACGTGGCACCAACAGGTGACTCAGAAGACTCAACAGTTGGTAATGAGGTTATCGCTACAAACTGGAAGAGATTGAGCTACACTGCTTCAACAAGTGCTCCTACCAATGAGCCAACAGATGGCACACTTTGGTACGACACCAAGATTGACGAAGCAGACATCATGGTACACAACGGAACAACATGGGTTGGGTACAAGAATCAATACAGTTCAACAGATCCAAATGGTCCACAGTTCAGTGCTTCTGCGCCGACAACACAGTCAGACGGAACAGCACTTGTAACTAACGACTTATGGATCGACACAAGCGATCTTGAGAACTATCCAAAACTCTACAGATACAACACATCTGCCACTTTGAGTTCAAGCAACACGGCAAACCAAGTGGTTGTCACCACGTCGGGTGCGGCTTGGGAATTGATCGACAAGGCAGATCAAACCACAGAAGACGGGGTTGTTTTCGCAGATGCTAGATGGCACACTTCAACAGACAGGAATGCCAACAACAGCACACAGGCGGGCACTGCTTCAACAATCAAGAATCTTTTAAGTGACAACTTCATAGATCCAGATGCTCCAGACCCAGCACTTTACCCACAGGGTATCATGCTGTGGAACACTAGGAGAAGTGGTTACAACGTGAAAGAATACAGAAACAGTTACATAACAACGACTGCTTATCCTGGATCGGGCTCATCAGGATTGGGTAACATCAGATACAACAACGAATCAGTTGCTGGTTACTATCCAGACAGATGGGTGACCAAGTCAGGTAACAACGCAGACGGCTCTGGTACTTTCGGAAGGAAGGCACAGAGAAAAGTCATCGTGGCACAACTGAAATCTGAGATAGACACCAACCAAGCAATCAGGGAAGACCAAAGAGGCTTCAATGTTATTGCTTGTCCTGGATATCCAGAATTAATACAAAACATGATCAACCTAAACACGGACAGGAACAACACAGCGTTCGTGGTAGGTGACACACCTTTGAGATTAGCAGGTACAGCCACAGCTATCACCAACTGGGCAAACAACACAGCGGCCGCCACAGACAACGGCGAAGACGGTCTTGTTAGTTCAAGTGATTACTTGGGAGTATTCTATCCTTCAGGATCAACCACAGACAACACAGGAAAAACCATTGTTGTTCCACCGAGTCACATGATGATGAGGGTATTGGCAAACAACGACAATGTTGCTTTCCCATGGTTCGCTCCAGCAGGAACAAGACGTGGAGTTGTTGACAACGTTACGTCAGTAGGTTACATCAACGCCACATCGGGTGAGTTCCAAACAATATCTGTTACGGAGTCAGTGAGAGACAGTATGCACAATGTGAAAGTTAATCCGATCACTTTCTTCTCAGGAGCAGGTATCGTGAACTTCGGAAACTTGACCAAGACATCGGCAAGTTCAGCATTGGACAGGATCAACGTTTCAAGATTAGCAGTGTATCTGAGAACACAACTGGATGCCATTGCCAAACCGTTCATCTTTGAACCAAACGATGAGTTGACAAGGAATGAGATCAAACAAGCGATCGAGTCATTCATGTTAGAACTAGTTGGTCAGAGAGCGTTATACGACTTCCTAGTAGTCTGTGATGACACCAACAACACACCTACAAGGATCGACAGGAATGAACTGTACGTGGATATCGCGATCGAACCAGTGAAATCGGTTGAGTTTATCTACATACCGTTGAGAATCAAAAACACAGGAGAAATCGCAAAGTTAGGGAACTAATTTTGAATAAATAGGAGAAACAGATGGCAATATCAACTTTATCAAAATTCACAGTACCTTTAGCAAACGATCAGAGTTCAGCATCACAAGGTTTATTGATGCCAAAACTACAGTATCGTTTCAGAACGATCCTGGAGAACTTTGGAGTATCAACACCGAGATCAGAACTAACAAAACAGGTCATAGAGGTCACAAGACCTAACCTGACTTTTGACAATGTGACTCTAGACGTTTACAACTCTAAAGTATATGTTGCGGGCAAACACACTTGGGATCCGATCACGATCAACTTGAGAGATGATGTCAACAACTCAGTGACCAAACTGGTTGGTGAACAGATCCAGAAACAGTTTGACTTCTTTGAACAGTCAAGTGCGGCAAGTGGAATCGACTACAAATTCACAGCAAGGATCGAAATGCTTGATGGTGGTAACGGAGCGAGCGCACCAAATGTGTTGGAAACATTTGAGTTGTACGGTGCTTACGTTGAGAACGTGAACTACAATACGTTAGCATACGCTACTTCGGAGCCGGCAACTATCACAATGTCGATCAGATACGACAACGCAATCCAAACACCAACAGGAACAGGAATTGGAACAGCAGTATCTAGAACGATCGGTACTCTAAGTACTGGTGGTTAATCAAAATTAAGTTAGCAATTATACAAGGAAAGCGTCTTTATAGGCGCTTTTTTTGTGGCCATAAATACCCATATGCCAAGCATTAACAACTTCCTACAAGGATTCCAAGACGGTCTTCCCGGAATGAAGGACTATCGACACGCATCACGACTGTACCTAGACGACAACTTCAAGTTGATGCCGAAGCAGAAGTTCCTGTTCCACGTGGTTTTCAACACAGACGAGACCCTGTTCTATGGTGGGTTCAATCCCAATGAGAGATACGAACTCAACATGCTGGTAAAGAGTTGCGACCTACCAAAATACAATATGAGCGTGGAGGAGAAAACACAATACAACAAGAAGATGTATGCGGCCACTAGGATAGCATATGAACCAGTGAACATCACATTCCATGACGATCACGCTGACACTGTGAACGCTTTCTGGAAGAAGTATTACGAATACCACATAGCAGACTCAGTCGCTTTGAACTCAGACCTAGCAATATCAAACACTAAAGATGATTATTACGACGGAATTAATAAAAAGAATATTACGAAATTTGGTATGGACACACCCGCACAAAGAAAAAAACCATACCTCAAAGGTATTGAAATTTTCGTTTTACATAAGCAAAGATTCACATCAATGACCCTAGTCAATCCAGTGATAGGATCTTTTAGCCATGATAATCTCGATCAGGCTGATGGTGCTGGCGTTTTGTCAAACACAATGCAAATACTGTACGAGACTGTAATCTACAAATCCGGAATCGTGAACAAAAACAATGTACCCGGATTCGCCACAATACACTATGACAAGGAACCTTCACCACTGACCGTACTTGGTGGGGGCACAAACAGTATATTTGGTCCGGGTGGAGTTGTAGATGGCATAGGTTCTGTCATAAGGAATGTGCAATCAGGAAACATACTTGGTGCGATATTATCGGCCTCTAACACATACAACAATGCTAAAAAGATCAAAAAGTCAGATGTAAAAGAAGAGCTCAAGGGCATAGCCAAAGAGGGAATACTGGAAGTTGGCAAACAGGCAGGAACTATAACCAATCCCGTGGGAGCATTCACCGTAGGCACAGCGGTCGCGGCGGGCACAATACTGGCGGCATCAAAAAGCACGAACGATAATGTCAAACGACAGGACACACGTGTGATAAACAGTCCAAGTCTAGATACAACAAATTATCTGACAGCGGATGAATCATTCAATCTGATATCAAACGATGAAACTATAAAAGACGAGATAGCGGCCGGGATATACTACAAAGACATAGGATCAAGAAAAAATCTCACAGTGGCGGAATCTGATATAGAGTACGCAGGATCGAACAACACAACAAAAACGGTGTACAGGAACAAAGCAGTGACTGACGTCAGGAAACTTACGACAGAAGGTTACATCAAAATAGATAGGACATCTCAAAACGTTTCCATCGCAACAGAGAAAGCGGCACTATAATGACAGATTTCTACACCAACCTACCACCAAAACAAAAAGACGACTTAGACAAAACCATAGAAAAACTGACCACATCAAATTACGAGACCGATTATCAGTTCAGTGCTGGCGATTACGACAGCACCGTTGCATTCTTCGTCAAGAGAGGATTCAGCAGGACAGCGGCGGAATCAACAGCATACGTGATACTGTCACAGGCAAAAATTGACAACATACGCCCACAGGAAATCTTAGACAAACTGACCTATGCCGATCCGGCCTTGTTGTCAGAACTGACCACGATTATTTTAAACGCCAATAGATATAAGTCTAGTCGATTGGGTGTGAGGCAGACACTGGCAACCAAAGAAACTGTATCTAGAAACATCATAGACTAATGATACCAAGATTCGCAAGAGGTAAATTCTCGCCTAAAAACGGGGAGAAGTATGTGGGCACAAAAACCCCGACCTACAGATCAAGTTGGGAACACGCGTTCATGCGACTCTGTGACGAACATCCAAATGTTTACCAGTGGGCATCAGAATCAATCAAGATACCTTACCGACATCCTTTCACAGGAAAGTACACAGTGTATGTACCAGACTTTTTCATAGTGTACGTTGACAAGAACGGCAAAAAACATGCAGAGATGATTGAAGTTAAACCCATGAGTCAGACGAACATGGAATCGGCAGGCAAGAGCATGGCAAAAAAGAAACAGGTAGTGATAAACACTGCCAAGTGGGAAGCCGCATCTGCATATGCTCGGCAACGGAGGGTGGGGTTTAGAGTAGTATCAGAAGAACAGTTGTTCCATCAAGGCAAACGTAAGTAAATAATATTATGACAAAGAAACTAGAGGATATTTTAAACTTACCAAATGTCAAAGAGGCATTCAAAGAAGTAGACAAGAAGGAACAGGCGAGAGCCAATAGGGATCAGACCAAAGAAGTCATGAAGAATGTTGATCCGCAGACAGCAAAGAACCTGCAAAAGAGCTATGCTGAATTTGACAAGATAGCGGCCGCATTACCACAGGTGAAAGGTTTGGGAGAATTAAGTGATCTTGAACTGGACAAACTGGCAGTGGAAGCCGAGGAGAGCTATAAGAATTTAATGGATCTAGGTATGAACGTGGACTCACGTTATTCCGGGCGTATATTTGAGGTTGCCAGCAATTTCCTGCGAAACGCTATAGATGCCAAGGGTAGCAAGATAGACAAAAAGCTCAAGATGGTGGAACTACAGCTCAAGAAAATGAAACTGGACAAGGATGGCAACAAAGACGGTGGACCAGTTGAAGAAAGCGACGGATTTGTGATATCAGATCGTAACGAATTAATGAAGAAACTGCTGAAAAAAGACTAAATATTAGGTATGAGCACGTTTACACAATATCTAGCAGAATCTACCAAGTCGTATGACTATAAAATTAAGATCGTGGGCGCATCCAAAGACATTGATAAAAATGCTTTGGAAACAGCACTACAAAAATTTGATCTTGCCAACATGTCGGCGGGCAAGACAACACCTATCATGACACAACCACTTGACTTTCCTGCCTTAAGCAACGAACAAGTAACGATATTTGACGTCACAACAAACTATCCAACCACAAGCAGAGAGATGAAGGAATATCTTTCAGACATAATGAGGATCCCAGCAACACACATCGTTGTGAGGAAACCAAACGAACCAACAGAAGAATACCAAGCACAGATGGATGTGGCCAAGAAATCAGAGTATGCCAACAAACTGCATGATATCGAGTACAAGGATGCTCCTAAAGTGAACGCAGAAGACTTCCACTCAACCAAGGCCAACATGAGCCTACTGAAAGAATTATTAAAAGACAGAGAAGCCAACGCACTCAATATGGAAGTGGGCAAAGACAATAAAACACAAGAACTACAGAGCAACGAAGAAGAATCCAAACCATCACCGATACAGGCCGCACACAAAGGTCCTGTAAAAGGTAATCCACACCCAGCAAAAGGAAAATAAGCCATGGAAATGATAGACGTACTACAAAGATTAAAAGAGATCGCAGAATCAAAACCTGAACTGGTCAAAGATGCAGTGGAGAATGTGTCAAGGACTAACCCAAAGGTAGACGAAAGTAAGATTAAAAGACAGATGGAAGATGACGCGGAAAGTATGTCTAAAAAAGAGTTCGTAGAAAAATATGGTTCTGCAATGGCCGGCTTTTGGCACGCATATAACGGATACGAAGAGTCAGCGGGCGGTGTAAATGATATGATGCTTAATTTAAAAATGCATTTCAAATCACAAAACAAATATAAAAATATAGACGATTTCGAAGCAAGTCCTGAATGGGAACAAATTTCTCAAAAACTAGCAAGAAAAGAATCAGCGGTGCGGGAAGCGGCCAAGCCAGACTTCCTAGACATGGACAAAGATGGTGACAAGAAAGAACCAATGAAAAAGGCAATCAATGACAAAGAGATGAAGAAGGAATCAGTGAACGAAGCGATACAGATCTCAACAGACAGTCCACAAGAAGCATCAATGATGATGCAGATATTGAAACTAGCAGGGGTGCAACCTGTTGACGCGGCGATGATCGGTGCCGAGGAACCAACATCGGAACCAGAGATGGATCAAGACGATGCGGCGGGTTCAATGGACATGGCTAGAATAAGAGACATCATTAAAAAACCAGAAGAAGAACAAGCAGAAGAAACATTCGCAAATGAACCTGAAGAGAAAGTACAAGACATCGACACACTAGTGAATGTACACTCAGGTGGACTAAACAGGAACAAAAAGACCTATCCAAAAGTTGCCAACGGTGATAATCCAATGGCGGCAGAAGATAAGATCACCGAAGAAGAACTGGCCAACAGTCTGAGAACACAATACGAGAGCTTCAAGGAAGCATATCAGAACGAGGCCAAGAAAGCCAAATCACCATACGCGGTGGGCATGGCGCAGGCAATGAAATCAACAGGTGACAAACCACCTCTTGAAAAGAGTACTATCAAGAAGGCTCATGACATCGCCAAGAGCGTAGAGAAGTCGCAAAAGTAATACTTTTCGCAGTACATCTCCCATCGTAAATACTACACTATGGCATATGTATCACTAGACAGCGACCAGATCAAGAAGGCGCACAAGAAACACAAATACAGCAAAGAACAGGTAGAGAAACTCGAGAAGTGCATGGATCCTAAAACGGGTCCACTTTACTTCATGAAAGAATTCATGAAGATACAACATCCTGTGAAAGGTTCCGTGAAGTTTGAACCGTATCCATACCAGGAGAGGTTGATTGAGAGCTATAACAACCACAGATTCTCAATAGCCATGCTACCAAGACAGACCGGAAAGACCACGTGTGCATCTGGATTCCTAATATGGTATGCCATGTTCAGGCCTGACTCACAGATCCTCATAGCCGCACACAAATACGCAGGAGCATCAGACATCATGAGTAGGGTACGTTATGCATACGAGATGTTGCCAAGTTGGATCAAAGCGGGCGTCACACAATACAACAGGAACAGCATAGAGTTTGATAACGGATCAAAGATAATGGCCACTACAACAACCGAAAACACAGGAAGGGGTATGTCACTTACACTTATCTACTGTGACGAGTTCGCTTTCGTTCAGCCACCAGAGAAGGCCAAGGAATTCTGGACATCACTGTCACCCACACTGAGTACAGGTGGTAAGTGCATGATCACTTCAACCCCGAACTCGGACGAGGATCAGTTCGCCATGATCTGGAAAGAGGCCAACAAGAGATTTGACGAATACGGCAATGACAAAGTAACAGGTACAAATGGATTCTACGCCATGAAAGCACACTGGAGTGAACACCCAGACAGAGACCAAGAATGGGCTGATGCAGAAAAATCCAGGATCGGTGAGGAGAGATTTAGAAGGGAACACGAATGTGAATTCTTGATCTTTGATGAGACGTTGATATCAAGTATCGTGCTCGCGGACATGGAAGGCACAGCACCAGTAGAGACCACGGGACAGGTACGTTGGTTCAAGAGACCCACACCCGGACACACTTACATGGTTTCATTGGATCCATCGATGGGTACAGGTGGAGACTATGCCGCGATACAGGTTTTTGAACTACCCACATTCGAACAAGTGGGAGAATGGCATCACAACCAGACACCAATGAATCAACAGATACGTATATTGCAAGGTATCAACAAACACATACACGATACCATTATGGAAAAAGATTCCACAGCAACACCTCAGATATTTTATTCAATGGAAAATAATACGATAGGTGAGGCCGCACTGATGCGTGTGATGGACATAGGTGAGGAGAACATAATGGGTATGTTCCTGTCGGAGCCCATACGAAAGGGACACAGACGTAAGTTTAGGAGGGGATTTAACACCACTGCGAAGCATAAGATCGATGCCTGTACAAAATTCAAAGAGCTTATTGAGAACGACAAGATGAAGATAAACTCACAACTATTGATTTCAGAATTAAAAGATTTCGTGGCATCGGGTTTGAGTTACAAGGCCAAACCCGGACAGCACGACGACCTTGTTAGTGCCTGTCTGCTGATGACACGTATGATGAAGGTGTTGGCAGACTTTGATCCTAAAATTTTTGAAAAATGGACAGATCGCGCCTCAGAGATTACACCAATGCCGATATTTGGTTCATTCACTGGATAACGTGAGAAAAAATTTATATTATAAAACAGGCGAGGAAGGCAACGTTGACTTCAATGAACGCTGGAATGATCTCGCAGGAATAATCGATTTCAACAAGGATCACACCGTGCTGGATGTTGGTTGTGCCGAGGGACTGATAGCCATAGAACTATCAAAGAGATTCAAAAAAGTTTTTGCGTTTGACATGGAGCCTTATAGAATAATCAAGGCGCGTGAGAACGCAGTGGACATACCGAACATAGAATTCTCAACAGAAAACTACATGTCTTACGAATATCAAAGTTACGATCAAGTGTTCTGTTTGGGAGTTTATCATAAGATTAAAAAATTAATCCAGAGACAGCAGAGACAGAAAGCGCTAGACAACATGTTCAAGAAATGTGGATCAACACTGTATCTACGTGTGCCTATTATAAGCAAGGATGTGTCAAAAACCGTGGGTGTAAGCGACGCAGAGGTGCTTAAAATTGCTGGTAATAACAACTTTGTACTAGCACACCGCACAGAACAGAGGCCTGAACATGGCACCATATTCAAGTTCACAAGGCGCTAAATAACACTAAATGAACCCAAAAACCTCACAGGACCTATTCAACAAGATCAGATCACAGTTCGCTAACATCAGATTGGGCGATGAGAACGGGGCCGCCACAGCAGATCCACAAGGTGCTGTGTTTTTTGAGTTTGAATTCGCTGAGGATGCCGACACATTTGGATCTGTAAGTATCAGTCTAGCAGACGGTGAGAACATGAAAGTGTACTACAACAGGGATCTCGTGAGCAAGATCGATGAGGACAGCAGGGACGAATGGTACGCTTTTCTTAAAGAACTGAAAGACTTCGCAGTAGAGCATCAACTGAGGTTTGATGTCAGGGATATAACAAAAAACAACCTAACAAAGCAGGATTATGAAAATCTTGCAGATACGAACAAAACGGTAAATACTGACGGAATGTCAGAAGAATTAACAAGAATCACGAAACTAGCAGGTGTTGAGAAGGCACCGGTTGCTGAAGGGTTATCAGGCACTTCTAAAAGTTCATTCGAAAATCTAGACAAGACAAAATTGATAATAAGGCACAAAGGCAAAGTTGATGAGACAGTGCCGGGTGCTAGAACAAGACAAATACAATCATTATACATCGAAAACGAGGATGGCGAGAGATTCAAATATCCGTTGACACACCTAGCAGGTGCGAGGGCAATGACCAGACACGTGGCCAACGGTGGAAGACCTCATGACGAATTTGGACAACACATCATACAGACTTCCGAAGATATTGCAAAATTAAATTCGTTCTCGAGATACGTCACAAATAAAGATCAATTGAACGACAACGCGGGCGACATCATAGAACAGACCAAAATGAAATTAGAAAATCTAAGAGGCTACATGAGGAATCTATCAAAACAGTCTCACTACGAAGCCGCATCAAAAGATTTCAAAACATCAGAAGAACAAATACTAGACGACGAAACAGTAAACAAACTGAGAGAGAAGTTCACAATGAAAAATTTAGACAACAGAGTTGAAGATGCACTACCACTTATCAACAGAATAATGAGTGAACTAGATCCAGGTGATGAGCCCATTGACGCACCAATACAACCACCAGTGGATCACGGTGCCGTAGTACAGAGCTTCCTGACAGATCCAGAGAGTAAGCTGATCCTGAGGAAAGATGACACAGCAGATAAAATGCTTTCAAGAACAAAGTTTACAAACAAGAACACAATGTTGAGTTCAATACTTTCAGACATAGCGTCAAGGCTACTTACTAAAACAGGTGAAGAAGACAGGGTGGCAAACTTCGCTTCTAGGGTAGCAGATGAAATGGATCAAGAAAATTCAGCCACATTCAAACCAACACCAGACTACATCAAGAACAAAAAAATAGCGGTACAACTGGCCAAGAGATACATCGACGACTACAAAAAGATGCAGTCTGATCCAGAATTCAAAGATGAGGTTAGAATGGATCCGGAAGCATTTAATCCTAAAAAACATCCTAAACTGGACAAAAGAGCGAGAGGCGAGTCACATGAATTTGAAGCATGGGCAGAATCGGTGGCAAACGAAGACGCCGAGAAGCCTAAAGATCAAGAAATTGAAAAGAAAGACAAAGAGAACGCAACAAAACTTGACGTGACGAAAGCGGACAAGATGATGAACACGACTGCTTACAAGAGAATGCAGGCCGGCGATGAAAGATATGCCGACAAGACAGAAGGCATGGGCGACAAGATAGCAGACATGGCACAGAACATGACCAAGGACGAATTCATTAGCAAAGCGGACGAATTAGGATTTACTCCAGAAGAGGCCGCAGAGCACTACGAGAAAATGTCAGGTGGAGCACACGCTGGCAAGTTCGAGGGCAATCAATTCGCACAGGCAGTGAACAAGGCAAAGGCCGCGGGCATGAAAGCGGGCGACAAGTTTAAAGTGGGTGACCAAGAGTACACACTGAAGGATGCTATAGAGTTGGCAGGACTACAGTTGGAAGACTTCTATTCAGAAGAAGAACAAGCATACGACACACAGATCGATCGTATCAAAAACCTAGCATTTTACCAATAATAATAGTAGACATTAGATAAATATAGTTGTATATTAAGAACTATATGTCTAATATACGTTTAGGCAAACTAACAAACATAGGCACACAAGGAGGCTTACATTATGGCATCATTAGCTGAAATAAGAGCGAAGTTGAAATCTCAAGAAGTGAATCGCTCCACTTCCAACACAGGCGGAGACAACGCCATCTACCCACACTGGAACATAGCAGAAGGATCAGAAGCAGTGGTCAGGTTCTTGCCGGACAAGGACGAGACCAACACATTCTTCTGGACTGAGAGGAACATGATCAAACTGCCTTTCGCGGGCATCAAAGGTCAGACCGACTCTAGACCAGTCACAGTGCAAGTACCATGCATGGAGATGTATGGCAAGACTTGTCCAGTGCTCACAGAAGTGAGACCGTGGTTTAAAGACAAGAGCATGGAAGACATGGGCAGAAAATACTGGAAGAAGAAAAGTTACATCTTCCAGGGATTTGTCACAACGAATCCGTTAGCGGAAGATACAACACCTGAGAATCCAATCAGAAGATTCATCATTGGACCTCAGATCTTCAACATAATCAGAGGGGCACTGATGGATCCAGAGATGGAAGAAATGCCAACTGACTACGTGAAGGGTGTTGACTTCAGGATCACCAAGACAACAAAAGGTGGTTACGCTGACTACTCAACATCAAAATGGTCAAGAAGGGAAAGAGCTCTAGACGAGGCAGAGAGAGCCGCGATAGAGACGCACGGGTTACACAACCTAGGTGACTTCAGACCAAAAGAGCCAACAGAAGCAGAAGTGAAAATAATCAAAGAATTATTTGAAAAATCTGTTGAAGGAGAGGCTTATGATCTAGAACAGTACGGAC